GGTTATTGCTTGGCTTAAGGCAAACGCAGCAGGATTGGTTGGGGTATTGACGGCTTTTGTTACTTTCGCAGAGGCAGTTGTGCGGTTGACTCCGACACAGACGGATGATGGTTTTGTTACTCGCATTGGTATATGGATTGATAAACTATTATCATGGCTACCCAATAATGTGAAAAATCCACCTCCGAGCGTATAATGGTGCTTAAGGTTTTAGGAGCATTGGTAGATTGGCTGGGAGTCGTAAAGACTCTCCAGCTCTTTGGTTGGGGAAGAACGCTTCTTGATACTTGGAGAAAGACCAAGACAAAAGTTCTAGGAGAAAAGAAATGATTATACTTAGTTATTTATTCAAGAAGCCAACAACAGGGGATCGTGGAAATATTCTTTTCCAGGCTTTAGAAGATAATATTCAAAAGCTGAACGATCATACTCATAATGGTACAAACTCTTCTAAGCTTGCTGGAAGTTCAATTACAGCAGATATTACTGTTACCAATCTTATTCCAGATGTTAACGAGGGCGAGGGTACTTGGTCTAAGCTTGTAAATCTTCCTAGTGGATATACTTACGACGGGCAAAGGATTCAGTTCAGACTTAATGCTTCGCCATTTGAATACGTATATCCAAAGTTTGAATGGATTTCAGCTTCTCAAATTAAATACTACACAAATGATACTACGGTAGCATTTGATCTTATGGTTGGTGGATAATGTTGGGAATTAGTCCCTTTGAAGTTTCGGACTTTTCTGGTGGAATCAACGATTTCATCTACGACCCCAATGAGAAAAGATCCGCGATCCTAGACAATCTAGTCATCAACAAAGAGAACAAGTTAGAGACTCGTCCTGGAAGTTCCTTTGATATTACCGCAGCGATTGATACAAACTCACAAATCCCATATGGTGCTAAGAGAATTGGTAATCTAATCAATTACCGTGAAGAAAAGATTTTGGTTCGTTCTGGCCCTAAAATGTACTATCGCCCTGGCCCAAACTCTCCATACTCAACAATATATGGACCAGACTTTACGGCGCTATCTGGGACTGATGCGGTAAATGGTGCAACTTTACAGTCAGAAGGAAATCATTCTTTTTGGAATGACCATGTGTACATAACTCACGATGAGGATGCTAGCTTTAATTTTGGCCGCCCAATGAAGATTTTTCAGGATGACGGTGGAGCAATTAAATCGATCAACGCAGGTATTCCAAAACCTGTTCCTATTACTCCTATTACTGCAACTGGTGCTGCTGGGGCAGCTAATTACATCTACGCATTTACCTATAGCTATACTTATAAGGTAAGGAACCAGACGTTTCGCGTGGAGAGCACACCAATATTTGTAGAAGCCTTGAATAAGTCTCTACCAATTGCACTTGCAAATATTCCTGTTGGGGTAGCTGATAAGAATTTGGACTATGCAAGTACAAGTTTTGTAACAAACGTCTATAGAACTATAGATAATGGAAGCATATTCTATCTTGTATCTTCTGGACACAATCTAACTTCGATTGCTGTAGAAAATATGACTGATGCTACTCTACAAGATCAAGTTCAGCTCTACACCAATGACGGTTCAGTAGATAATGACTATCCACCACTTTGTAAGTTTGTTCACGTAGTAAATAGCATTGGGTATTATGGATATCTTCAAGATGGCACAGAGAAACTACCATACACTCTGAGACAAAGTGTTCCTGGAACTCCAGATGCAGTTCCACTTGATTTTGAATTTGATGCAGAAGATGAATTAAAAGGAATTTCCTCATGCCAATCTATCCCGATTATCCTATGTAAAAAGCACATATATCGCATAGAGGGCGGTTGGGATCAATTCGGTCGTGGTACTCCAAGACTCATTAGGATTTCAGACCATGCCGGGTGCCTATCAGTAAACTCATGTGTTCAAGCTGAAGGAAAACTTTTCTGGGCTGGAAATGATGGTTTTTACTCAACAGATGGGTACTCAGTTGTAAAGGTATCTGATGGTTTTAATGATTTTTACTACCAATTTTCCATAGTTGCTCTTGATAAGCGTAGAATCCAAGGAACCTTTGATGAAATAAATAGAAGGGTCTATTGGACATGGCAGGATGATACTGCAAAGTCTGACAATAATAGAATGTACGTGATGGAACTTAGATATGGTGTCATGCCTGAGTCCGTATTTTCCACATGGTCATTTGGCTCCAATACTGCTTCAGCAATTACTTATTTTGGAAAATGGTTACATAGGGCAGATCATAGGGGATATGTCTACAAACATGATGGAGTAGCATATTTATCAGATCTAAAACTTGAGTCCAATACAACTCCATCTACTTGGTATAAAGAGACAATTATTTGGACTTATAGAAGTGTTGCACTAAACATGGGATCTCAGTATCAACGTAAGTGGATTCCTAAGATTCTTCTTACCTGTAAGAATCGCACCAATATCTCTATTCAAATTAACGCTATCAATGATGATGGAAAATCTACTCGCCCATTAAAAGCTATAAGATGGCGTAGAAACTTTATCTGGGGAGATGAGGACTTCGTTTGGGGAAATCCTGATTGTGTCTGGAACGCTGAAGGATTGATTGAGCAGAAACGATGGATGCCAGCTAAGGGACTTAGACTTTCTTTTATTCAAGTAGAAGTTACTAATGCTTATGTAGTTGTGGAAAACTCAGACCTAAATGGTGAAGCTGACTTCAATAATACGCTGAATACAGCAACGCTCGTATCTATGACCAATACTTGGCCAACTCAGGCACTAGACTATTACTTATACACAAGTGTTGATAACTACGTCACAGGCTTTAAAGTAATTGGTAGATCTGACTCTACCCTTGTATTGGAAGACACGAACAATGTCTTTCCAACAGGGCGCTATAAATGGGTCCTAAAAGGCTACCCAAAAGGTGAGTTTTTAAACCTACTCTCATATACATTGCACGTAGCAAGTACCACGGACAATCAACTGACTTATGAAGCTGGACAGGACGCTAACAATGCGTAAGATAGAGGCACTATGATATATAAAACATTCGCTCAGATTAGATCAAAAGTTCAATTAGAGACGGACACAGAGGCCGAAGAGTTTGTTCAGCCACAGGAATTTATTGATTACGTCAATGATGGAATTGACGAGGTAGAATCAGAGATTCATAAATTGGGGTTAGAGGACGAATATTTTTTAACTAGGGCATATATTCCCCTGGTTCAGGGCCAGGAAGAATATGATCTTCCGGGAGATATTTACTCCAATAAAATCAAGAAAGTTTTGTATAGGGATGGAGCGAGCAATAGCATTTACACGATAAAAAGGCTTCGTGGACCAGACCGTTTTGAAGAGAGAGAATATACAAATCAGTACAATACGATTACCGAAGCATATAAATATATGTTGGTTAACACAAGTGCTGCTGTTATGCCAAAGATGCTTCTTGTTCCACCAAGTAGAGAAACGTCAACAACGAATGTTTTGATTTGGTACACTAGGAACGCGAATCGCTGGGATGCAGACGACACCCAATTCTGTGATCTTCCAGAAATTGCTATGCAATATCTTTATGCTTACGTGGCTTGGAGAATTTGGGCTAAGGATGGAACTGGTAAACAGGACGATGCTAAGGCCAAGAAGGATGAAATGAAGAATCTTATGGTAGAGACACTTACCAACATGATTCCAGACGAAGATTCAGAAATGTACAAAGATCTCTCTGCGTACAGGGAGCTTGCATAATGGCACAAAAGCAAAACCCGCAAACAGGTAAATGGTATGACGATCAGAATCTAAGCGATCCAAACAATCCTAATGGAACAGGAACTCCAACACAGGGGCAACAGCCAAGTGGTGATGCAACAAAAAGTCCTTGGTTAAGTATGGACCCTAGAACTAATCCAACAACTTCTGGAGTAGTTTCAACTGTTGGACAAAATCCTTTCCTAGTTTCGCCTGAACTTGGATATTCGTCGGCTGCTTATAATAATATGTACGATACATGGGCCGGAAATACCAATAACTCAGGTAAAGATCCAAAGGCCGATTGGACTCGGCAGAAGTTGCAGCTTCAAATTGAAGATCAGATGAACGCTGCTAAAAATGATCCAGCAAAACTTCAAGCTCTTAGGGATAAATGGTCCAATCCAACAGAGATACATGATTGGCTAGTGCATCTTGGTGTAGATGAATCTAGGATGCCTACAATTGCAGCAGATGTTAACCAACTCGCAGAACATACGAAAAACTTATATGCCCAAGGTTCTGCTAAGACATATTTTCCAGGTGGACCTGAAGTACAAACTCCAGATCAACTAGGACCTGCCTCTGGTCAACAATATGCAGATGCCACAAGAGCTGCTGGTACTCCAAGTGCTTGGGGTATGATGCAATCACAGCAACTAGGACAAGACGTTGCCAAGCAACAAGCAAACTTACCAGGACAAATCCAGAACCAAGGAACCCAGGCTATTCAGCAGGGTGAAATGCGTGGTGGAATGTCATCGCGCAAAATTGATCGTGTTCCAATTCTTGGCCAGAAACAGGCCATGCTTGGTAGACAGCAGATTGGTCAGTCGGGCGCTCTTGGACAGCAAGCCATTAAGCAGCAAGATGAACAGCAAAGAATGTCTGCGCTTCAAGGTGCCACGGGCCAAGAACAAAGCATGATGAATACTCAGTTACAAAAATGGGCAGGACAGAAAATCGGGGAGGCTTACTAATGGCAGCATATACGGGTGGCGTAGCACCAGGGCAGAATCTTAATCCACTAGATGAGAGTGCTCCATATAATCCATACGGTGGATTTTATGGTAAGCAATATGGGGGAACATATTTTCCAGAGCCAGGTGGACCAGTAAATAAAATTGACCCAAGGAACTTTGGAAAAGCTTCCGAGATGCTCTTACAAGCAACTCAAGGACAAGACATGCGTGGACTTTCTCCACAGCAATACATGCAAACAAATCCTTGGGTACAGCTTGCAAATAAGACCCAGGCAATGCAGCAGGGAGTAGCAAGAGACCAAGCAGCTACAGCACAACCATTAGGGGCAGGAATAGCTGGTTTTAAAGCAGGAGCAGCAAGACTCCCAGGACAATCCATCAATGAAATGGCACAACGCGCGCAGATCGGTCAGCAAGGTGCAGATCTATTTAGACAGCAGCTTGGTAAAGGTGCGGAACTTGAAAACATTGCATATGCTCTTGCCCAAAAGAAAAAGGCTGGAGAAAATCTTTCTGGTGCTTATGCAGAAGCAGAGAAAAAAGCTCGTGATGCTTCTGGTGGAGGAATTTTCGGATGAGTTTAATGGAGCCAAAACATATTTTTAAAAATATGCTTAATGAGTACCTTGGATTTAAAAGGCCTCAGAAAATGCTTACATCTAATCAAAGTATTCTAACGCTTGATAAGCAGCAGATAAAAGACAGTCCTTGGCTGAAGATGGTTAGGAAGGGGAAATAATATGTTGTGGATGATTCCTGTAGCAACAGCACTTCTTGGTGCAATTCAAGGTGCCAATCAAGCTAAGAAAAAGAATGAGAACATTGCAGATAATGCTCACCTACAAAAAGCCATTGCCCAATATGGATGGGCCAATGGAATGTCTCCAAGCACTAACATTGCTCAGACAGAAGATGTTGGAACCTCGGCTCTTGGTACTGGGATGCAGGCGGGTCTTGCTGGAATGAATATTGCCCAAGGAATAGATCAATCTGGAGAAGATTCTGCACTTAAAAAAGCAATGCTTAACTATTATACAAGCAATTCTAAGGGAACTCCAATTAGTGATAGAGCGCCAATGGGACCAGGAACAAAAGCAGAGCAAGAAGCTTTTCTTAATTCAGATCCATCAAAAGCAAATATGCAAGGTGTTGGAGGAGGATTTGGCTCTGTGTCTAATCCACAACCAAACATGATACAAAGCACGCAAGGAAATTCACCAAATTTTGATATTTATGGTGGGACTTATCCAATGAGTAATGAAGCACTTTGGCTTATGATGCAAAAACGTGCGGGACTTAGGGGGCAATAATGGCAGCTTCTAGTTGGGAAAATCTAAAACGCTTTCAAGTACCAGACGATAATGCTCAACTTCAAAAAGTTCTTTCTGGTGAGAGTAAACTTCAACCAGTACCAGAAACTCCTGAAGAGGCTGCTCAGCTAGAAGCTCTTGGAATTAGAAGTCCTGCTTCAGCATCAAGTACCGCTGCTGCACAAAAATCAATGCAAGCAGCTAATCCAGCAGCAGTAAATAAAGTAACTACTCAGGAGCAGGGACTTCCTGAAGTAGTAGATGAAAAAACAAAAAGAATTTTACAATCAGGAGCTACCCCAGAATCAAAAGATATTCTTAATCAATATATGCACACGGTTTTACCTTTAGCTCAGGCCCAGTATTTAACTGCTGGTCAATCTTTAGATATGCCCGAAAAACTCACTAAGGAAGCTTTGATAAGATCTTTAGGACAAGACTCTATTCCAAGTATGACGGGTGTGGCTCAACTTGGAGAAGTGCTTACTGGTAAACCAATGATGCCACTAGCCCAAACTTTTGAGTCCGGAAGAAAACCATATGAAGGCTTGCAAAATAAACTTCTAAGTATTCAAGCAATGAAAGCAGCAGCATCAACAGAAGCATTAAAGGGACTTGGTTCTGCAATTGAGGGTGGATATAAGATGGCAAAGCCAGAACTTACAGATGTTCTGAAAGCTTTGATTAAACAACCTTCTACTCCAGGCCCAAAATATGAATCAGGAACTCCTGCACCAGATAAAAGAGGAAGCGCAGATAAGCCTTTGCCAACAAAAATTGCAGAACATATTGCAGATAGTGAAGGAAAAATTACTGAAGTAAAAAGCAATATGGATCTTATAAAAAAGAATTTAAGTTTATTCCCAGCAGACAATTCTTATACTGGAAGTGCAGAGGGATGGTTAAACCATCTATCTGGGCAACTTGGATTAGACCAAAATGCTAGATATGTTAATGACACTATTTCAATGATGAATGAGCAGATTGGGAGATTGTTACAAGGTGGAGTATTAAGAAAAGATGCTTGGAAAAGATATGATAAAATGCTTCCGAACTTCGGAGATTCACAAACTACTGTTCTTAAGAAGATAGATAATATTGATAAAAAACTTGAGACTGATTACAAACTTTATCTAAATACGATGGTCAAGTCTGGATATAATAAAGCGGCAAACTTTCAAGGCCCAACGTCAAGCCCAGCAACTCCATCAGGAAATCTTACTACAGAACAAGAAGCAAGAAGGCAAGAGCTTTTGAAAAAGGCTGGTAAATAATGGCATTAACTGAAGCTGAACAAAAGGAACTTGATTCTTTAAATGCTCAGGCTTCTCCTGTTGGATTAACTACAGCAGAACAAAAGGAACTTGACGCTTTAAACGCAGGAGCCCAAAAACCAACAGAGCAACTTACTCCAGAGGAAAGACAAATTCTTGGAATGAAGGAATCTACTGTAGAAAATGCTCTTAAGACATTTCCAGTTATGGGTATGACCGCTGGAGCTTTAGCTACTGGGGCCTTGGAACTTCCAACTAGTGGTCTAGCAACATTAGCAGGACCAGCAATGTCTGCTGGAGGAGCAGTAGCAGGACAATCTTTGGCAGATACATTGAGAACAGCTTTAAAGATGAAATCTGCCCCACAAACAGCAATGGAATCTTTAGTAGAAAGACCATTAGAAGCTGCTTCTACTGGAGCAATGGCTGAATTTGGAGGTCAAGCTGCTGGGGGGACATTATCTCTAGCTAAAAAAGGACTCCAAAGTTTAGCGAAAAATCCACCAGCTCAAGTTGAGGCAGCAAAAGCACTTCTCTATTATAACTATCCACATATTTATCATGCTCTTTTTAAAGGAGCAAAAGCTATACCATTAGCTACTGGGGGAGAACCAGGATTTATTCCACAATCTGTTCAAGATAGAACAGCTCCAGAAGTTCAAAACATATTGTCAGAGCAGAGCCAAAAGACTCCAGCAGAACTAGCTTCGCAGGTCAAAGAGGGACTAAAATCTGAAATAGGAAAGAAGGCTTTTCCAATTGAAACTTCTTTTAATGAAGTCGCTCAAGTTACTGGAAAATTACCAACAAATGATTTGTTAGTCAGTAGAGCATCTGATTCAATTTTAAATACAAAAGCTGTTCAAGAATTTCCACAATCTGAAGCGGCAAAGCAAGCTAAACAAGTCGTATCAGATCTTGAAAATCAAACTACAGTTGATGGAATAAAGAGAGTAAATACTCGTCTTAATGAAGTTATTGCGGATAAAAATATAAAACCATCAGACAAACAAGCATTGGTTGAAATTTCTGGGAAACTAAAACGTCTTGAGTATGATCATGTTTTACAAGCATTTCCTGAAATGAGACAGCAACTTGAAATGCCAATAGAAAATGTTGGGCAAACTACAGGTGAAATACCCACTACAGTAGTTACAAAACAAACTGTTCCAGCACAATCTATTCCAGAAACAACTGTGTATAATCCAATTATGGGAACTAGTCCTGGTGTTTATCAAGCAGGAGAAGGTACTCAAGTTCATGGTGGGGTGCAAGATCTTGGACAAGTTAGCCAGCAAGTTCCAGCTCCACCAGCAGAACCACCAGCAACGACTCAAGGAGTGGTACCAAGAGAAGCTGGATATCAAACAACTCTTGGACTAGAAGATGTTGGCCAAAATGCTGGGGAAGTTCCAGTACCACTAATGACTAAAAAAGTTATACCCGGAAAAGAAATTCCTGAAACAGCAAACTGGACTCCACATCAAACAACTAGGACGGGAGTCGTTCAAGCAAAACCAGGATTCCAGACAGAGAGTGGACTATCTGTAGAAACTCCAAAGGGAACAGATACTCTTGCACAACTTAAACAAGCGAGAAATCAATGGGCCAATCTTCTGAATGGACTTAGACAGATTGTAAAAGCTAAAGGAGGACTTCCAGGAGTTAAATCAAAAATTGATTCTATGGAAGTAGATAAATTTATCAATAAAATGTTTACAAACGAAAAACTTCCAGTTTTAAAGCAAATGGAACAGCAATTCCCCGAACAATATCAGACAATGAGGGAATATAAGATCGGACAGATTGCAAATAAATCAAAAGCTGCAAATGGAGATATCGACCCACAAAAACTTTCTAATAATATTGGAAAACTTAGAAATGAGTCTCCTGAGATTTTTGATATTTTATTTGGTGGAAAAGGTAAATCCTTAGAAGGACTTCAAAAAGAACTAGATAATATAGGACTTGATTCTCTAAGTATAATTGGTAGCCCAAACATTCCAACTGATACAGGAATAAAATATCCATTTATGAAAGCGTTCTTTGGAGTACCCGCTAAAAATGCTATTGGAAAAATAACAACCGAAAGACTGAAAAATTCATTGAAAGATTCAGGAGAATAACATGGAAGATACAAGCAAATCAGTTGTACCAGGCGGCAAGAGAGGCGAACTTCCATCTTCGATCTGGGAACTTGTTAAGCAAGCTGAACAGGAAATGGAAATTAGGCGCGAGATTCGTGATTCTCTTCTAAGTACAACGAAAGACCCAGAACTTAAAAAACTTCTGGAGCAAGGTAAAAAAGAAGAAGTTCGAGGTCCTAAATAATGGGATTGACGAAAAAATTAGATAAAAAAGAATGGAAAGCAAGAGAGGATACTGGAAGAAAATATTCTGGCCAATATGGGAGCAAGTACCAAACTCCTTGGAGTATTTTAAAAGATCTTGAAATAGCTAAAGCAGATCTAAATAAAACAACACCAGAGCCAACAGTTTCTTTTGGAGACCCCAATAAATATAGTGAAAAAAACTCAGCTTTTGCAGTTATGATACCAAATACACAAGGGCCAGCAGATATTGTTCTTGATGAAAGATTGGGTAATTATGGTGCTCTGGGGGATCTTAAGCATGAGTTACAACACGTAAAAGAATCAGGAAGTCCATGGTCTTCAATTCCAACTAAAACTCATTTTAAGATAAAACAATCATCAGAGGATTGGGCACATTCATATGTAGATGAAGCATTTAAAAATCAAGAAAAACAAGATGCTTTTAGAAAATTGAAAGATCTACCGACTACAAATGATGCTTTAATAGAAGAACTTTTAAAGAATCCAGACTTAATGAATAAAGGATAACAAATGAAAAAGTCTATGAAAGAAGTACAAGCAAAAGAATCAAAAGGCCACGAAGCATCGGACGCTCCAGGAGTAGAATCCAAGGAACAAGCTTCTGGAATGGAAGATTGTCCAACTTGTGGTGCTCCAATGGATAAATGTCCAGACTGTGGAAAGCCAAGTGGAAAGATCACTTCCATTGCTCAACTTCGTAAGCATATTACCAAAAAACTAGCGGAGTAATTTATGCCTTATGCTAGTAAAGCCCAGCAAGGCAAATTCCATGCACTTCTTAACGAGGGAAAAATCTCTCCTAAGACTGTTGCCGAGTTTGATAAAGCATCTAAGGGAATGAAACTTCCTGAGTATGCCCCAAAGAAAAAACCAGCTTCTCCTTGGACCAAGATGAAATAAGAAAAGGCCAGTAGGAATGAATCTACTGGACTTTAGAAGTGAAGTAACGAAAGTCGCGATCAGCTTTATGGCTGATTAAATGCTACTTCTTACAAGCTTTCTTTGCTACTTTTTTCTTCATCTTTTTTGCTGTCTTTTTCATCTTTTCCTCCCTCCAGAGATTCTAGACCAAAGAGAATTGGTTCTAGATTCATTAAATCTTCAGCAGATATCATAACGCTATCAGGAATAGAATCAATGTTGATTTTTTCCCAAGGAATGTTAATCTCTGTTTTCATAAAATCAGTCATTTCTTTGACCCAAGAATCTTTGTTCTCGTCTTTGATTTTAAAACTACCATCGTCCGATACTTCACCAAGACGACGAACCATCTGCTCAAAAGCTTTTTGGGCAGCACGTTGTTCTGTATCAACCATCGAACAAATCCTGCTGGCTTTGTAAGCTACCTTTGCTGGAAGTGGTAATGCACCTAACTTCCGTAGTGCCTCAATAAACTGTTGATTTCTAATTTCTGCTATCGTCAGAACCATGATTTTCTCCCCGCCCTAAGGCAATTAACGCTGTTAAAACACTTTTCCAATTTTTTGGTTGTGCTACAAGTCCTAAACCTTTCGCTAAGGTAATCTGCGAAAGAATATGTTTTTGGAGCGGTGACACTATCCCTTTGTCGGTCTTCAGTTCTATCGCTACGAACATTCCGTTTATGCACAATAGTAAATCAGGTATTCCCCTGATGCTCCTTTGCTGAATTTTAACGTACCAACAATTTTCGACAATCTTAAGATCATCTTTAACTTTTTCCTTAAATGATGTTTCCTTCTGCTTTGCCAATCGGTAATCCTTCCACAACGTCTGCTAATGATTTCCAGCTATGGTCCACGGAACATAGAAGAGGCATACCGTTCTGTGGAATATAGACAGACTCCATTATCTTCTGAAGGTCTGGAACTATGTCAAGCTCACTTTCATGTACCTCAAAGATCAATTCATCATGGACCTGCAAAACCATCTTCGACTTCTTACCAGCTAAGTATTCATCACACCGAACCATGGCAACACGAACCACGTCTGCACAGCCCCCTTGAATTAAGCTATTAACCGCTTTGTACGTGAACCGTGGATCTGGGAAATGATAGATTCTACCGAACCAGTTGATGATATTCTTACGAACTGCTGCGGTATTTTTTGCCTTTGCGATAAGTGCTTCTACATAAGGCAGACCCTCGAAGTATTGGGCCTTGAGCTTCTTCCCCTCCTGAACAGATACTCCGAGGGCCTTGGCTAATTTATCTTTACCCATTCCAAAAAGCAGTCCAAAGTTAAGTGTCTTTGCTTTACTTCTATCGGTATGCATTTCTTGGGCCGTTGCTTCGTGTGGGTCCATACCTTCATTTATTTTTCTGATGATGGATCTTTCCCCTGCGTAATCAACGGTAAGACGAAACTCCATCGCCTTGTAATCAATCATTACAAAGCAGAATCCTGGCCTTGGGATGAAGGCACGTCTGATTGGGTAGTCTCCAATGAAGTCTTCTTCTTTACTGAGTGTTTGAAGTGCTGGGTCTGAAACGCTAAATCGTCCAGTTCTTGTTCCAGCTTGCCTAAAATTCGCGTGTACCACCGAACTACTATCAGCAAAATAAAGAAAACCACGGAAATAAGTATTACAACGCTTATAGGCATCTCGGTACTCCTGTACTATTCTGGCAACGGGGTGGTCAACTGACTCAAGGAAATAGTCGGCGACTTCGTACTCTCCTGTTTCTGTGACTCCGGGCTTGAAACCCAAAGCCTCAAAGATTGGACCGAGGGACTTGCCGGAGTTGACGAGCGTCTGCCCGGTTTGTTCGTAAAATAACTTTTCGGCACGTGTATAACGGTCGGACTCGAAGGCAACTGCCTTTTCGCAAAATTCTTTGTCAATCAAAACTCCTGTCTGTTCCATTCTAAAACAGACCTGTGTAATTTTCTTTTCATTATTGTACACAGTTTCTAGTGATCTTGGTGGAAGATCTAGCGAAGAAAGTTTTCGCATTTCTTCTAGTTGAAATACACCAAGCTTAAAGGTAAGGAGCGCATCTTTACAGGCATATTCGGAAATCATATCAAAAGGTACTTCATCAAAGAAATAGATAAAATCTTCGGTCTTTTTTCCTGGGATACAATGCTTACGATATAAGTCATTGTCTTTCATGTACTTCTTTACCCTATCGTCTTTCTCTTCGCCTAGGTCACGCTTTACGCAGGAATCGAGCGAATAGGATAGGTGCTCATTGAAGATTAGGCGAGCAACTACAAGTACGTCATGTATTGGGCAACTAACGCTTAGGCCTTCCTTGGCGAGAACTGACATATCAAACTTGGAATTAGCCATGAATAAAAGCCTGTTGCCATTCAGCAATGGTTGAAGCTTTTTAACATAGTCCCAAGTTAGAAATGGGGAACCGTCTCCATAATCTTTGAAATTGTAATAGTACGAATCAAATCCGTCGCTAATGATAACTGAGAAAAGTCTGTCTAAGTGGTAAATCCTTAGTCCTGTAGTTTCCGTATCTAATGCTAAATATGGTTTATGCTCAAGGATACTTAAGACTTCTTCAAAGTTATCTTTAGTGACGAATATGTTAGACATTGGCTGATACAGCTTTTGTCTTCGAGTTATCTTTCACGTATCTACCAAGTACAACCTCAACTAATTGTGTAAGGGATAGATTATGAATACGAGCATGTTCAGATAAAAAATCTTTGTTTTCACCATTGATGTAAACGAACAGAACTTTTTTACCTGCATTGCGTTTGATTTTACGGGCCATTGTGTACTCCTTAAAAGGCCCCGCTTAGAAAAAACGACTAAACTAAGCAGGGCCACGGGCTATTAAAATTGGGTCTTTTCTACTCCGGCTCCAGTAGCCGTTTCTGCTTCAATATCACTATCGTCAACACGAACCACGTTCCGAGATAGAAAGTCTGCCCATTGGTTGATCTTAGTAGAATAATCTGAGGGTGTATCTTTCAGAGGAATAACGTCATAGGTGTAATAGGGTCCATGATCATTCTGCTGCTTGCTACTAGATAGCGTAAGCACTCCAGCATAGGGAGCTAGGCCAGCCATATCACACTGGGCAAAATGAGTGATCAGCTTTTTGCCAGCATTGTAGCTTGTTCGGCGAAAAGAGAGAGCGTAAGGCATTGCACGTGGATCTTGGATCTCGCTTTCAAGTAATACGAAAAAGTTAAGGCAAGCGTCGTTACGATACTTAACCCCGTCGATTTCCTCTTCCCAAGGACGACGAGCATTAGCGGGAGTATGTGGCTCAATTCCAATATATTTTGGACTTCCGCCTTCGATCTTATATCGTACCCACGTTTTATTGTGGGCAATTGGGATAAAGTTAATGCTGTCTTTCTTGCCGCCTAGCAGCTTTCCAGTGACAGAGTTAACGATATCTCCCATTGCAGCCTTTTCCTCAGATACCCATTTTGATAGGCCCTGCATGAGCAAAAGCTTAGGGATAAGGATATCGGTTTGGTCAATAGCCGTATCTGCTCGCTTTGCGAATACAGAGATAGGTGCTGCTACTGATTTTGTTTTTTCTACTTTTTGTAACTGGCTCATTTCATTCCTTCTTTCATTGCGCTAAGTGTTGCGACAACATTTTTTGATTTATCTAAACTATAGTCAAATCTCATTGACTCCAAAACAGTTTCTGTTACTTGTTCCAGACTTTCCATTACACACCAATCAGAGCCCATTTCAGGACTAGAACATTCTGATGTTGTAATAAACGTATCTGTATTACTTCTGTACATAGCTACGATATGATTCGTATTAAATACAATATTTCCAATTGAATTGTTTGGACCTTTATTCCTAGTAAAAACTACTAATCCCATATTTATCCTAGTTTCAATTTAAGTATTGGTGATGTTGTTGGTGTATCAAGTCCTGGAATCCTTAGCAATCGCTTTTCATCAGAAGCTTTTTTAAGTTCTTCTTTGTACCAAGCGTTTAACGTATTGGAATTGACAGAAACTAGCGTATCAAAAATTCCCTGTTCCTTTAGGTAATTGTAAAACTCTTCTTTACCAAGTCCCTTTGGGATCTTTACACTTGTTCGATAAGCAATCTCTACTGTACCATTCTCGCCCTTGAAAGCCTTAAGGTTAAGAGCTTCAAGAGTGGAGATAATGCGGCCCTCAAGTTCTTCAACCACTGTATTCTGTTCTTGGGCCGTGATTCGTTTTTTCTCATAATCTATGCGAGCTTCGTCTAACTTGACGACTAGCTGCTTTAGTTCTTCGACGGAAACTCCGGCGAGCCCCGTATCAAGATTCTCCATTTACTTCTCCTTATTTATTTCTTGTAAAAGATTTTCACTAATTATTTGTCTAAGTATCTTTTCACTAATTTCTTGTTTCTTGCTAAGTGATTCGAGAACTTTCTCGTCTATCGTGTTAGCTGCAACGATATCTATCCTTGTTACTTTTTCGTGGATCTCTGACCCTCCCCTGTAGTTGCGCGCTTCTGACTGAAGATCTTGCTCCAGTGAGAAATTGCGCGAGTAATAAATCATGTAGTCCGAACTGACCAAATTAATACCAATTCCAGCAGCCCCTTGATTACCAATGAGAACCCTAACGTCAGGGTCATTATTGAAAGAATCCTGTATGCTAGTTCTTTGTCCGATTGGGATTTCCCCATGAAGCTCAACATACCGCACACAAAGCTTCTCGCACACCTTACGAATCTGCTCATAGTTCTCTCTCCAACAAGCCCAAACAATTACTTTATGGTTCGGAGTTAAATCAGCTAAAAGCTCACTCAAGGCTTTCTGCCTAGGATTGTCTTTCAAACTTATAGTGACTTCCTTATCTGTGACCATAAATCCACTTGCTATCTGTTGCAAGCGCAATCCTTTAGTTATTGCCAATTGTGCGGTGCAAGAAGAGTCATTTAAAAATGCTATAAAATTCTTCTTCATTTCCTCATAAAGTCTAGCTTGTTCACCGTCTAGTTCTATACTTATGGATTGGTGGACAAGTGGCGGTAAATCCAAACACTCAGACTTTCTTACTGAATGGGCCTTGGTAAACATTCTGTTCTTGATATCATCTTCAACATGAGGCTTTAGCTGCCAATTGGGAAAGTGAACATGACTTGGCATACCTGAATTTTTATCCTCAAAGTACATATTACGGAAAATGAAAAAGTTATCTCCAAACGTCTTGCCGCCATCTAGAAAAAGAAACTGACTAAAAATATCCATGTAGTTATTAAGGACTGGGGTACCAGTTAAAATGTAACGGTACCTAGCAAACTTACCAAGCTTCACAGCAGCTTGTGTACGCTTGGCCGTATGGTTCTTGATTCTTTGACTCTCATCACAGATAACTACTTCTGGACGCCATAGTAGCAAAATATCCATCAAGCCTTTGACTGTGGTAAGTGCTTCGTAGTTGAGAACTAGAATATTGGAAACTGGCAAAGCATCTTTAAAGCACGTTTCCATAATTGTCTTAACGCGCTTCTTACCTGCTCCAATTGGGATGACGATATCTTCTTGACGGATCTTGCTATATTGTAACCACTCACGTCTCCAGTTCTCACAAACAATCTGGGGACAAAGAATCAGCGTTCTAAGAAGTCTTCCATCTTTAACAAACTTCTCACGTACTATCTCAACTGTGCTACGGGATTTCCCCGTTCCCATATCGTGGAACAAAGCAAACTCATCAAGTGGACGAGCTAAGTCAATGACTTGTTGTTGGTGCGCCCACAAAGCTTTCATAAACTATTTTCTCCACTTCAGCCATAGTAGCTTTTTCTGATTCTTCAATTCCAAATTTCTTATAATATTCTCTAAGCAATATAAAAGTCCTAGCAATCATCTTGTCAAGCCATTCTTTTGACACGACCTTCTGCCTATCCCACTCAAGAACTAAATCGTTGAATACTGGATCTGTGTAGAATATGGATACAAGCTCATCAAAGTTAGGCGCTTTCATCTTCGTACTTCTTAGCTTTTCCCGCCAAATATTCCATTACTGGGATATACATCTCACCTATCCACTCACTTGTCCTATAGTAACGAAGCACAGCAGATAATGGTTTATTAAAACTATACTTAGCATCAGTCGGAGTAACACGGTCCCTGAAATACTTTACTAACGCTTTCCTACCCGTCTTCGTAGTCCCACGGTACTCGGCTTGTAGAAAACAATGAATAAGATTGATATCATCAGCAACGTCATCTGGATCACCCCACCTGAGCTTCTTTGTACCACTATCCCAAAATGGAATGTACCCACAACGGGTAAGAACTGTGCCATATAGCCCATAGTCCAGTAGGTTTGATGGTTCTTGGTTCTGGGATCTTCGCATAATATTGAACGCATGTGGAGTAATCAAATCTCCGTTCTGATATCTCCAAGTAAGACCTTCAAAGAAATCCTCCCGTATATCTTCAAATCCAGCTATTCCAAGACAGAGCATCATTGGGTTAGTTTGATCTCCTGGAATATCCTTAACTGGATCGCCCCACTCTTTAGGAAGAAGATTAACTGGGGCGCGAACTATTTGTGTCGGAGAGACAAAAAAATTATACATAATACTATGAAGGTCAGAAAACTTAGGCGCTCCTTGAGGTGCATAACTTGGTCCAGTCAACCCTAGTAAAGTAGCTCTGCAAAAAAGCAAATGAAAATAGCGCATTGTCTCTGCGCAGCTATCTCCATATCCTCTAGTATTGTTAAGTTCTTCCCTATAAATAATTCCGTGCTCATCAAACTTGTAACAAAGATCACCAGCCATAAAGTACTCCGTATATTAAAAGAGACACGCTAATAAGGAAGAATAACGTCGTCAACCACTCTGCATGGTTCGGGTTCCTCATATAAAACACTCCTAGCTATCTTCAAGTCAATATGTCTTCCAAGAGCGGAATACACAGTAGATCTATGAAGGTTTAATTTCTTCGCTATCTGACCACCTGAAAGTCCAGACTTGTATAATTGGACTAATTGCTTGTCGTCTACAGTCTTGGGTCTGGTTGATTTTTTCATGGTACTTGATTCTCGATTCCTCTAGAAGATAATTCATGCAGGATTAGATTTTCAAGCATAACTATTTCAACGGTATTTTCGTTAGCGTATTTACGTTTCTTGCGCAAAAAATCCATGTTTGTGCAAAGAGTAGCAAATGCTGCTGGACCATGAAAATGCCAGTCGTATTCATCTTTTTGTTCGGGAAATTCAAACTCTAAAATTACTTTCATTTACTTTCTCCTATTCGACACCCAGACGAACTGGCGTATATTTATAAGCATACAAAACCAGCGTGTAAGTATGCTTAAAAGCATACATCACAGCTTAACCTGACCAATATTCGGGTCACATTCCCAGCATCTATCGTGCTTCCAGACTCCATGTTTGCAGCGTTCAGACTTCCCCGCCTTGACCTTTTCGAGAGCTTCTCTTGCTTCACATGGATTGATACCAATAGCACACTTGCTATCACAGATACTCTCAAGCGCATCGGTCGCGATCTTAAGGTCAGCGCGAAGGGAGTCCCGCTCCTCTTCGAGTCTCTGAATCACCTTCCAAGTCCCAACTTGCTTAACATATTCGTCATTCTTTAGATCAAGAACACCCTTCAACTCATCCCGCTCCTTGATGGCGGCGTCACGGTCGGCTTTGAGTTTCGATATTACAGTTCTATCAACTTCGTGAGACTGCTTAGATGAAAGTATGGCTGTTTCACATTCGGAACATTCCCATTGGTTATAAGAAATATAGAATCCTTCTACCTCGCTGTTTCTCGAAACTATCCCCATTGGCTTCCCACACTCATAGCAATCGCGCTCATCTTTGAATCCAGAAATCTCCTCTCTCGCCTTTTGTAGCTCGGCCTGGAGTGCGTCGTATGCGCTGAGTGGAACAAGCTCCCATTTCTGCGAATAAAGCGGCCTTCCAGGAACCGGAATATTTACTTGGAATATTTGTACTTCATTCGGTTCTCGCGCTGGCTTCTCGTCACTCATTGCGCCACCAACTTCCAGTGCCCAGATAAAATTTGAAAAACAGCAAATATAGTAAAAAGATCCCAAGCAAATTTAGCCGCCCCTGTTATTATGAGGGAGGTAAACTTTGCTAAGGCTACTGTTTTAGAAATATCGCTTTCTGCCAATTGACGCTCTTGTTCATTCATTTTCCACCTTCGCCATTCCACTAAGTCTCATAACCATTAAAAGCAACCACTCAATATCGGAGTTCTTCACTCCACAGCATCCATGTTCTTTCATGTTCATAATACAATTACGCTCTTCATCTGTGATAAGATCACCTGGATAAAGCGTATTCGGCCACCTATCATTTTCAAATCCGTCACTCATTTCTCGCTCCTCTTGTTCCAGGCATTAACAGCTTCTGCTTTTGTGGGCATCATTACAGTCCTGGCCCAACATTTTACGCAGGTAACCGAAATAGCGCCCAGGATAATATCAGTTAATGAGGCCTTTCCCCCACAGAACGGACAGGGCTTCAGTTTTATTTTCTTCTCACTCACCTGTCACTCCTTGTTACTTGGTTCTTGGATTGTTTTTCAACCCACGCCTTGCCAAGCATGTCTCTTTCCCATTCTCTGTCTCTGTAGTTGTAGTGCTGATTACATACTTTCAGTAAGTCTGAAAACAGAATTAAACTCTCGGCAGAAATATGTTTAGAAGCTTTATGGGTATTCTCTCCAATTTGGTATTCATAATTGAGCTTACTATCCTTTATCTCTACAGTTAATTTCATCCCTCTCCTACCTTTCATGCGCCTTGGTTCTCGGCGCGGGGTTACTATTCGCCTTCTCGGCTACGCTCTGAGGCCTTCAAAAGAATCCACCTAGCAAGTTCAATTAGTTGACTGCCACTCATTACCGTTGGCGGGTCAAACTCCTCAATGCCACCTTCCATCCCTGCCCCAGAATCTTCAAATTTTGCAACAACAACTCCATTAGCTCGAATTACGATTTCATCGTCTGTTGTCAGTGTTGAGAATATACCCGCCGATAAGCTAGAATCACCCAATTTATCTGTAATCATCCCCTACTCCTTCCATCCGGTTTTAGCGCCCCCAGAAAATCCAGGGGCGAAGAAAATTTTAATTAGCCAGAGCCAGAGCCAGAGCCAGAGCCATAGCCATAGCCATAGCCATAGCCAGAGCCATCGCCATAGCTATAGCCATAGCCAGAGCCATCGCCAGAGCCATCGCCATAGCCATAGCCATAGCCAGAGCCATAGCCAGAGCCATCGCCAGAGCCATCGCCAGAGCCATCGCCAGAGCCATCGCCATAGCCATAGCCATAGCCAGAGCCATAGCCATCGCCATAGCCATAGCCAGAGCCATAGCCAGAGCCATCGCCATTAAGAATTTGACCTTCTTTTATTGTTTCCATACTGGCACGTTTTCGATTGATTTACGAGCAGTAGGAGTACAATCAATCACTTCAAATCCATAGGATTGTGAAACCAATTCAATCCTGACAACTGGTGCCGGGAATTTACATTCACTAGGCCTGCTGGTTCCATCAACTGCCAACTGACTAAGCGTTGCAGCTCCGTACCATTGCCAAATCCTGCGAGCATTGGTTAGAACCTTGCACTCATTCGTACTTGCCTTATCGTCGATTACTCCAGCGAATACGCCTTTGTCACACCTGACGATTACATATCTTTCACTCTTCTTTTTTGCCATATCACCCTCCTTTGGGTTTGGTTAAAATTTCGGATTCTTTTCTCGAAAGTTTGCGAGGGCATCACACAGCGGACATTCCTGATCTAAACGCTGTCCTCCATGCTCATCCTCCAACGCCTTCACCAGTTCCCGCACCGACTCCACGTCAACGAATGGAGCGGGATTGGCGTCCGAACCAGCAGCGAATCCAGCTAGAAACATTTCCTTGCTAGATACTGGGCGGTCGGATTGGCCGTTTACATATTTAGCCTGTAGTTCTTCCCAAGCCTTCTGTGATTTGTTATTCATGATTCGCACTCAATCTCTATTCCTCTTTCTTCGTCGGGTTTTTCAACTCAAACAATTCCGCACACGACTTTATAAAATTGCCGTACATCAAGATCTGATCTTCGGAGTAACCTTCTTTTTTGCCGATCTCCTGATATCGATCTAACCATTCTTTTACGGTGTGTCGCTCGCACCCTATTACGATCTCGTCAGAACCATAGAAGTACGCTGTATGTTTTTCAAACTGGAACGAAAGAATAGATTTTCCAGCTAGAATTGTTTCTTGCAAATTCGCTCCGGACAAATCCGCTCTGTACAAATTCGCTCCGGACAAATCCGCTCCGTACAAATTCGCTCCGGACAAATCCGCTCCGGACAAATCCGCTCTGTACAAATCCGCTCCGGACAAATCCGCTCTGTACAAATTCGCTCCGGACAAATTCGCTCCGGACAAATCCGCTCCGGACAAATCCGCTCCGGACAAATCCGCTCTGTACAAATTCGCTCCGGACAAATTCGCTCCTTTTCCCGCCGGGTCATCGGCCAGCCAAAGAGCATGGAGCCTCAAGTGTTCTTTCAAATCTTCTTTCGTCATAACTCTCCAATCAGAGTGAATATGCTGCACGTATCGGGGTGAATTACATTCAGCATATCTTGATAAGACACACCATTTGGTAGAATTTCATCACTCCAATAAGTATTGGTCCCATCATCTAAAACGATTTGATTGTATTCAAATTCTGGGCCCCAAGAGTAAAGTAGAACTTTTATTTTTGCAGATTCAACATAGGAGCTACAATAAGGGCATTTCATTTTAATTTCCTCCAACGCATCCGTTGAGATGCTGCCCTCTCTTGCCCTCTAAAATCGGTATATAAAACACGGTACTCGCCGATGGCTGTTATCAAGGCAACTTTGTCTGTAGCCCATGCCGTAGCCTTGTCGCCTATTTTGAATTGAGACTTAAATTGCTTTTCAGTTAGAACTGGTTTTTGTGGAATGTATCCACAGTGTTTGCATCTTTTTTCCATAACTAACTTTCGCACTCCACTTCTGCAAGGCGCTTGAACCAAATTGGTTTTCCATTAGCCGCTAAAAATTCAACGTCGTATCTGTAAAGCGATAAGGTAACTACAGGATGATAAATCTCTGACGCTCGATAAGCATACTGCGCCCGCATCACCTTAGATTTTGGTGGGGTGTGGGGGAGCCATTCTGTTTTGTCCTTATAAAAACATTCCGAGATACCACTGGGAGATTCAGTGAACCATGTTCCATCTCTCGAAACTGCTAGCAACCGCACATAGTAATCACTGTTCCAGGATATTTTTCTTGCGTAAAACGGAAACTTCTCACCGTTAGCTTTGAAGATTGCTTCGATAGTTGTTGGAATTTGTTTGTTTTTCATATCTCAAAATCCTTTGCATTTAATGATACACAGCCACTAGGTCTTTTCTTTGGAAAAAATCTAAGCCTCTTTTTATTCATATCTATAGGAAGAAGGTAACAGCTTCTTGTGTTAGGATAAAAAATACCAATCAAATCAGCGTCATTCTCGTTAAGTCTACGCTTCTTGTAACTTCCCTCTCTAGTATCGGTACTCCAATTGATACAATCATTGTAATATCTACCAGTCTTAATCTGAACTCGCATAAAACCAGCACCACGGTCCAGTAAAATATCGTACCTATCATGCTGACAGACGGGAACACATACCTTCCAGCCACGCTCAAGACACCTAGCTGTAAAGTATGCTTGAGAAACACTTCCCTTTTGGGATGTGTGCAATTGGTCCCACATTTGATTATTCTCCATTTTAAACAAAACTACTCTGACTGACTTACGTTACAACGAGAAATGATAAACACTCTAGTGCCATAAGGGTTATTCTCCTGCCACCAGATACCATACCTGTTCCTATCCAACACCCAGCCATAAGCTCTATAGTACGTACGATTGTAATTATCGTAGCACTCAATATAGCTCATCTTTGTTTCCTCGACTTTGTGGTACGTGGCTCTTGGTGGGGCGCAACTAAGAAGCAAAATCGCATAAAAAATTACTAGAAAAATTAAAAAGAATCTCATTTCTCAAACTCCCATTCTGTGTCAAAGCTCTTACAGTTCGGACATTGCTCACGCAAAATACCAGTGAAATGCTCCAAACACTTATTGCACTTCGTATATTGAAGACCTGAAACATTGGGCCGTGGTTCGGACTGTTTAGGTCAGAGCATACCCTCCATGATCTGATCAAAACTTGGGTAAAATGGCTTGCTATGGTTGGAGCGTTCCATTACCATGGTCTCACAGGCACACGGCTTATAGAATCACCCGACATATGTTCATATGAATTACCTTCACCACAGTAAATACTAAAAGGAGCGCCACAGCAGTTACAACCTTCCTCAAAAAAGTCTCTACCAGTAGCAGACTCCCATGAAGTAACAGCTTCTTGCATTGTTTCTGCTTCAAAAGTCATACCTTTACGCCAAAAATAGGGTATGTCTTTTGTGTCTAAAAGAGTAAAATCCTTGTGGGTATCTTTTTCTGGGAGCTTCCATCCTGCTTTTATAAGATTTTCATAATCTTTTTTATTAAGCCACCAACTACCACCAGAATTATTCTCCGAAAACTCATACTTTTTCATGGCTGCATACTCCCACAAAGCACCTGCTCCTTAACATAACTACAACCATGATCTATTGCGTATTTTGCCAAATCTGATTCTCTTGAACTAGTTCTATCAGAAATAAATAAAAGACCAGCAATAAGACAAGCAATAGCTACTGCCACACAAACTCCAAAAATTTCATCGTGGCTCATATTAACCAAGAACTTCTGTTACGTATTTACGTGTGCTTGCACTTGCAATCATGGACACCGTATCGTTGCGCATTTTCAAAATCCTAACTACCTTGCGCAAAGCTTTCTCGGGAATTGGGCTAATGCCACTTTCTATTCGCCCAAGAAACTGAGAAGTAAATCCTAGCTTCTTTGCTAGAGTTACTTGGTTCATGGATCTTGATTCCCTACAAGCTACGATTTCTTCACCGATAGCTTTATTGAAAATAGGATTATACATTTTAACCTCCATTGGTTTTGTTTGTTACAAGCAATAAATCTTCTAGCACTTTATTAGTCAAGCAAAAATAAAAAACCCCGTGACCACTTGCGGCAACCACGGGGCTAACTGGATCTTGATACCAATGGAGAAGAGACACCAAGGAACAGTTATTTCTAAACCTATTGACAAAATCTAGACTTTGCAACCATTTTATAATTACAAAACACGACCAATGGAGAATACCGTGAATTTAAAAGATCATCTATTATCAAAAGGCTATGACTTTGAACCCGAACACTTAGATGGAGCGTTTCGTGAGTACAAAACAGACACCGTTAAAGGCTGGTATATCGGAAGTGAAATACCAGGAAAGGGACTTGTATTCACTTGGGGGAATTGGAAAACAGGTGAAAGATTTTCTTGCTCAATCGGTTGGAGCGGTAGTGATTCAGAACGGGACAAGGTCAGTGCAGAAATCGAATCTGTTTACCGAGAACGAAAAAAGAAAAAAAATGCGATTACGAAAAAACGCGCTCAAAAAGAATGGGAAGCAACGCAGTCGATAGGAGCTTCCGATTATCTTAACCGCAAGGGACTATCAGACCTTAATCTAGAATCCATCGGCGTTAAGACCACACCGAACCAATGGGGAAAGGCTGATCTTCTTATACCAATGCGGGATAGTAGGGGCGAACTTTGGAACCTTCAGCGGATACAGCCCGATGGTTTTAAAACATTCATGCCAGGTGGAAAGACAGACGAATTATTTTTCGTTTTCCCACCAACTTGTGGTCCAAATGGACTAAATTATATCTGCGAAGGCTTTGCAACTGCTTCCAGTATCTACCTTAGCCTTTTGGAGCGCGCTATTCCTGCCTCTGTTATCTGCGCCTTCAGTTCCGCGAACCTAGAACCAATTGCCAAGCTTTTTCCAAACTCCATCCTATGCGCCGACAACGACAAGACCGTCGCTAACAACCCAGGACTCAGCATTGCCAAGGATCTATTGGAGCGGGGCCTTGTGGCGTCGGTACGCTTCCCTGTGATCGAGGGCCTTGGATCGGACTTTAACGACTTGTGGTGCGTGGACCGTGGTTCTTGCTTCTCGCAGCTTCAAACAGAGCGAACAGTCTCAGATATCGTACAAGTTATCGTACAGTCTCAACCGAAAACTCTTAATACAGAGGAGAAATCGTCCGTGTCAACTGACAAAAACTTAAAAAATGCAGCGCAATGTGCGGAGAATACTGCGGAAATTGTCCCTAAAAATACCAACATTGGGGACACCAATGAGGGGAATTTTAATAAAGTTTCATGCAAACCCAAAGCAATAGAGGGAGACGTTAAGGAACTTTTCACCAGCAAAAAGAGAAAGACAGAGCTTGAAATCGTGGATCTTTTGTTACAGGAAGTTTCCGAGGACCTAGTGACTTGTGGCCCAAAAGTCTACGACATTTTCAAATGGACGGGCACTCATTGGAAAAATATCACCGACTGGGAAATCGGACTTCTTACTAGACGGATCGTGGAACTATCAGGCGGTGAGTTCTCCCAAACAAAAGCCGAATCTGCCACTAGAATGTTAGTAACAAAGCTTCCCTTCGTTGACCGAAACATGCACGACACCAATCCATACGCCATCAACCTGCGAAATGGAACCTTCCACATCATTGGAAAAACCGCGCCATATAAACTAGACTTCCTACCCCACTCCAAAAAAGACTTCCTCAACAATGTCATCGACGTTGATTACATCGAAGGTGCCAAGAACCAAGAATTTACAAACATACTCGACCGAATCACCGGAAATGCTCCAGACAAATTGGAGCGAATCCGCGCTATACGCCAAATGTTCGGTGCTTGCCTTGCCCCAATATTCCCAAAACTGTTCATGCTGCATGGAAAAACTGACACAGGAAAAACCGTCATCATCAAACTACTCTGCAAACTCATCAATGATGAAAATATCTCAAGACTCTCTCCAACTGACATGAAGGGAGGCTTCGAAATGGAAGCACTAATTGGAAAGCTGGTAAACCTTGATACTGATATAGAATACACAGAAATAATCCGTGATTCAGTTATCAAAAAAATCTCCGACCGAACACCTATAAGCATCAATAGGAAAGGACGAAAATACATAACCGCTCACATTCCAGCTATCCACATCTGGGCCGGAAACGATATCCCAGGAACCTTGGACCGTGGGTCTGGGGCTATGAATAAAAGATGGATCTTTCTAAGATTCGATAATCATGTAAGAGGTCTTGGGGATGGTGCCGCGCTTGCCGACGTGAAATTCGAAGATTGGGTCTGGGATCTTGGGCCTAGCGGAATACTTAACTTCGCTCTAGAGGGCCTTAAAGACCTATTGGAGCAAGGTGGACGGTACTTCGACCCGCCTAGCAGCATCGAGGACCGTGGTACGTGGGCCGCTTCTAATGACCGTATAGCTCATTTTGTTGAAGATATCGAAAACGGGGAAGCCGGGGAAATTGGATTCATTGGAGAAGGTGACGATAAAAGCAAACCAATACTTAGAAGCCAATTTTGGGAGGCTTTTTGTCAATGGCATGTTGCGGCATTTGGGCATAGTTCTAAGCTTGGTAAGATCAAGTTTTTTGAAACAATTAAGAAGCGAGAATTTACGATAAAGAGCAAAAATTGGAGCAAGGAAAATGGGGAAACTGAGAAAGTAAAGATTGTCATTATTGGGTTCAAACATTGTCAGGAGGGATGGATTGTGCCTAGCGTTAAAAATGTGATTCGTAGCTAGGTGCGTCGTGGTTCTTGGGCTTACAAAGTTAACTTTGTCATTTCATCAACTTTGTATCAGCGCCAAATACCTAATTTTGTTATTTTTTTTATATATAATGACAAAGTTACATAGTATATGTGTAATGTATATATACAAAATAATAGGTAATAAATAAAGATATCGTACACCCAATACGTATACAAAACGTATATGGGCCGATAGCGCGGGAACTTTGTCATTTTGTAACACAGGGGGTAAAAGGTGGAAGAAATCAAAATTCAGGACTTAACGATGGTGGTATATGACGCATATCGTAAAGGCAATGAAATGTTCCTAAATTGTTTGTGTGGAAGAACCCATATACATGGTTTTGGAAAAGATATGTTAAAGGGAAGTGTAACGCATCGAGTAGCGCACTGTCACTCCGAAGGTCCAGTAAATAGATATGGATATTTTATAAGATACGCTGGGGATATACCTGAAAAGCTATCAAGTAAGAAAGCCATAGGAAAATATATTCGAAGCTTAGTTTCTGGATACCATAAGACAACGGCCAAGAACCCAGTCCAATTCTATGTTCAAAGCGTAATGGACGTTAAGCCAAAAGACTAAAAAACAAAAGGGCCGACAATCATGCCAGCCCTTTAAAATAATCGCTTATAATCAATCCTAGTAAGCCCAATGGCCTTTTAAACAGCCTCAGCGATACGGGTCCACTCGCGTTCATTGAGATCTAGAATACGACCAGCAGCTCGCTCAAGCTCCACAGATTCGTCGTAATCAACGAAATCGGCCTGGGCGCAGCGAGTGATCGAGTTCATTAGACCCCATTGCGTAAGCCCTGCGCCTTCGTTACCACGGGCCATCCAGCTAAGGATTGAGTCTTTCTTATCCTTACCAGTCAGGCTAACGCTACGCATTGCCATTTCCACGACTTTTTCCATGTTATCGGACTTGATCTCAAGTTTTTGAGCGACCTTAAGCCTTTCGACCTGCTCTTCAAAATTTTCCCGCTTGAGTGATAATTGGACCATTTCCTGAACTTGAGCCCAAAAAGCCTTTTCAGTTAGGTTTTTGGTTCCTTCAGATAGAAGTTCAAAAATATCATCAGAGGCTTTGTTGCGCTCAACGTGATTTTTTCTCATACTTGTTGGCATAATCAAGCCATTACTGCACACCAATCGCTCAATGAAGCTTTCAATTCTAAGCGAACCACCGCCTACGTCACTGTTAGAAATCATCAGACCATAACGAATCAAGTCACCGGGTTTAACTTCAGTTTGCAGATCATTCGATACAAATTTTAAATACAATTTCTTTTCTGTTAGGTCCTGCGAGATTGGAACAAGTCCAGCCTGCTTAACGGTAGGCCATATGGATTCTACCAAGTCGTAAGAATCAAGGCGGCGATATTTTGACGAGACAAAGGCCCTTGCCTTGCCGTTGACTGTGCGAATTAGGCGAGACTCTTTTTCTCCCTTGGATTTCATATCAGCAGCAATCTTGCCCAATGAATGATTGACGTTATCAGCGAGCAGAATAGGATTCTCAGAGCGTAGCTTGTCAAAATAGCTCTTAGGGATATCTGTATAGGTAGCAACTTGACCAGTGCTCCAATTGTTCAGATTAACGTCATGCTTAACACCATTCTCGAAAGTGATGTTTAAATCTTTCCCGTCGCTTTCTGCTCGAAGCTTTGAGACTGGAACCAAGAAGTCTTTAGAATTGTCGCGCAAGTTTTCTAATTCTTGAGCAAGGTCCATAAGTTTTTTGCCTGTTTTTGGCGCGTATTGCGTTGGGCGAATTGCCGATACTGTGTTCATAACATTTTCTCCATTTAGGCGGCGGAATTGCTGCCTAGAAGAAAGATAGAATAATTATAGAAAGAAAGTCAAATGAAATATTATTTGTTTTTAAAATGACAAAGGCCAGCAAAATGCCAGCCTTTAGAGGGAAAAGTAAATATTACAAAGTTATCGGCGAGAATGGTCGAAGCGAGCAGTTAGATATTGCGGATATTTTAAGACTCTTCTTTCAACTAAAGTAGGTACTGTTTCAATCCAAAACGCCGCCCTTTCAAGCCAAGCAATTTTTGCAGCCTTGCAAGTCTTAGCCTGATTTGTTGAGCACAAATAGTCACCATTAAAAAATAGATCAATTTTCTTGTAAGTTTTCATCGACTAGACTCCCATATGAAAGTCAAAAATTGCTTCCTTCTCCAGTTTGTTAGCTTCGAATCCTGCTTGTACAAGTCCCGAAAAGCTATTAAAGAAGGCAACAAGATTGCCATTTCTTAAAACAATTGAACCCTTAACACCAATTGTACGCTTGCAAGCTTCAAACAAAGATAAGTCACGGTTAACCTTAACGGGTAACTTTTTACCTTCGATTCTAAAGTAATAATCTTTTGAAAAGATCATAAGTAAACCTGCGCCAATGCTTCCGACTGTGAAGGATAACTGCTAGCTGCATAAAAGTCCCGCTCGCAGTAATAATCAAAGCACAAGTATTCCCAAGTTTCCCAATATTCACAAAACACTTTTCTGTCTGTATCGCATTGACAAACAACGCATCTAGTTTTCATTATTGCACCACGAACCGAGTAGGCGCTTCAAACTTGCGTTGGCCATTAAAGCCTTGCCCAATGTTAGCTACAAAGACACTGTGCTGTGCTTGTCCGTCGCTTCCGGAAGTCATCCAGACTTCAAAAATATCACAATTTTCATTCGCAGGATTAGGCCTTGCCCTAATCTCTACTCCTACATTCCAGCCTCTAATATGACAAGTCTGGCCTGTAGATTTACCGCTCGCAGTCGTTTCTTTCCCTCTAGAATTAGTCACACTTGTATAAAATCGCGACATAAAAATATTCTCCATTTCATTAACCGGAATTAGTTAACTTGAAATATTCTAGCAATGCTCTATATTATGCGCAAGTTATTTTTCTAAATATATTTTGTTACTGCGCTGCAAAACAAAGAATCACGAACCTTGACAATCGAATCGCGACTCCCTAGCCTCGCGGCACTTGCTGCGGCGGGATGGTATAAGGAAGGGCCAAGCACCGAGCACCTAGCTCCGAGACAATAGAACGCTAGCCCAATAGCCTTGCATCGAGAACCTAGCGCTGCGAACCGCGAACCGCGAACCGCGAACCGCGAACCGCGAACCGCGAACCGCGAACCAAGATTAGAGACTCACGAACTTATCCACACCATAAACATAGTTATCCACGCACCTAGACTCGCAAGCCTCGAACCTTGGGCATCGAATAGTTCGTAACTGACACGGCATCTTGCGTCCTATTGTTGAGAATGAGAATCAAGATCCTTGATCCGCGATGCTTGGGCCTTGGTGTATTGCGTTACGGTGCGCGGTTCTGCTTGACAGGGGGATAGGGGTCTAGGCAGTATGGCTTTCCGGGTGTGCATCCCGCTTACCAAAAAATCTAATAGTCGAAAAAAAAAATTAAAAAAATAAAAGACCTTTGTACGTATTCCATTAAAAATAGTGGACAAAGTATATTGAAACTATTCAGAATCTAATCAAATCAATGCGAAATTGGAGATAAATGGCTAATGTTATTCCAAAAGAATTAGAAATAGATCCAAGTACCACGGCCCTAAAGCCACATTCGACGCCCAGCGATAAAACCATTGATGACATAGATCAACTTAAGTGTCAGTTTTCTCCAAGGATTTCAAGGGTATGGGATTTGATTCCAAAGGAAATGTTGGATCTATCTGATGAGGAGATAGGTAAGACGCTGGGCCCTCAAGGAATCACGAAGCAAGATTCGCGAATCAAGATCAATTTTTGGCGCAATTATGATTTTAAGACAGTTAAACTTTCGAGTTCAATTGACGTGCACGATTTCGTCCGGGGTCTAACATCTGCTCAACATTGGCAGCATAGGGTAGCAAAGCATCCCCAATTGTTGGTGTACTGGCTACGGCGTCCGGTGAAATACGATCTCATGTTAGAGGAGTGTTTGAATCTTGGACTAGAGCGCCTCAGAGACGAAATCCTTACGGCAAAGTTTCAGTTCCCCAATGGGCATTTGGACCCGAAGGCGGCATCTGTGCTCATGCAAGCGTTGGTGTTTTTAGATAACAGGGTCCAAGGTCCACTGAAGCAGAGAGTGGAGATTACGTCTACGAATACCAATAGGAACGTAAACGTAAACGTGGATCTTGGTTCCCCCAAGCGAGCGACGACGATTGAGGAGCTGGATAAAAAGCTTGCAGAGCTTCGTCAGAAGTTGGACGATTCTGCTGTTATAGATGTTCAGACGAATACGAATGTAGATTTATTGCCAGAGTCTCATGCGGAGCCTTTGGAATTAACGGATGGGATACCCAATTTTGCGCCCATTTTAATTGAAAAGAACAGGGAGGATTAAGATGCCTACGACAGAAGCAGACTATACGACAAATCCAGTGACAGTAACAGTTGCGCAGTTTAAGAACGCAAGTTGGACTGCTGATTTTCCAGCGGACTTTCAGGCTGGGATATACATGCTAGATGGCACCACTCCAATTCTCATGCAGGATGCTTCGAGCACAGGCAAGGAAGTTAGACTTGCAGAAGATGATTATCTAGTGAAAGAGGCGAGTGGAAAGTTCTCAATCATTTCTGCTGCTACACTTGCTGCTGACTATACAATCGTATAGGGTTATGTGGCTCAGAAGTTTAAGAGGAAATCTAGTGTAATCTCAAGCGATGAAGCTTTGCTTTTAAAGAAGGCAGAGCTTCAGCTTCTTGAGAAGAAGCTAGAACTTCGAGAAGGACTACCACACCTAAATGCGTTTAATGGTAAGTGGTACGCTTGGGCGAGGAAGTTCTTCGATAGCACTAACCACGAATGTTTTCTCACGGCTGGAAACCAAGCCAGCAAGTCCAGTACACAAATTAGGAAGATAATTCATTGGGCAACGGAGCCAAGCCTTTGGCCGAAACTTTGGAACCCAGATATTTTAGTGAACGGTGTGCCCAATACTTTTTGGTATATGTACCCAACTGCTGATGTTGCTACGATTGAGTTTGAGCAGAAGTGGGAGCCAATGTTCATGCCGCGTGGAAAGTTCAAAGACGATCCACAGTATGGTTGGGAGATAAATCGTGAGCGTGGAGATATCAAGAGTATAAGTTTCAAGAGTGGAGTAACAATCTATTTTAAAACTTATGGGCAGAAGGTTCAGGATCTCCAAACAGGTACGGCATACTATGTTGCCTGCGATGAGGAGCTTTTAATAGAAATTTTTCCAGAGGTACAAGCAAGGCTTAACGCGACCAATGGATATTTCTCAATGGCATTTACAGCAACGCTTGGCCAATTGTATTGGGAAAACGTAATCGAACCAAAGAACCCAGATGATGAAAAGCATAAAGACGCTTTAAAGATCCAAGTATCACTACTCGACTGCCTCAAGTACGACGATGGTACGAAGTCACATTGGACGCTTGCTCGTATTCAGCAGATTATTGATCGCTGTATCTCTAAAGCAGAAGTTGATCGGAGAGTGCATGGAAGATTTGTCAAAATCGACGGTCTTAGATTTCCTGCGTTCGACAGAGATAGGAATGTATGTAAAGCGCACGACTTATCAGGATGGCACGTTTATACGGGAATTGACCCTGGATCTGGCGGAACTTCAGGACACCCAACCGCTATTGGATTTGTTGCGGTGTCTCCAGACTATAAACATGCGAGGGCATTCAAAGCATGGCGTGGTGATAAGATCGCTACAACCAGTACGGATATCTTGGACAAGTACCGCGAGCTTAGAGGAAATCTTCGCCCAGTCATGCAGCGATATGACTACGAAAACAAAGATTTCTTCATGGTGGCCGCTAGACAAGGTGAAGCGTTTGTTCCAGCGGACAAGAACCGCGAATCTGGCTACGGACTGTTCAACACGCTCTTAAAGACTGGGATGCTTAAGATATTTGACGAAGACCCAGAACTACAAAAACTAATTGGAGAACTTTGCACAGTTCCAGCAGTTGGAGATAAGAGGCATTTCCTTGACGATCTAGTGGACGCATTTAGATATACGCTTAACGGAATACCTTTTGATTTTTCTGACTGTAAGACTTCTGTTGATCCCTTCAAGTTAGAGACTCTCTTTGAAAAGCCTTATGATGAGCGAGAAGAGCGAAGAAAAAGAACTTTAGGACTTGAAGATGAGAAAGATGTTGATAGCATCAGTGATGAATTGGACTTTTGGCAAGAACAAGCTGGAGTGGACTAATGTCTGAAGAAGTTAAAGAGAAAAGAAAATGGGAGCGCCGAGATCCAAGTACCATTAGCCTTAAGCCCAAAGATGTAATCTTCTTTATGAAGGCTTGTGCAAAGTTCGACATTGAAGTGTTAGAATACGAAGGACTTAAACTACAAAGATCAAATAATTCAGTTGAAGGGAAAGCCAAACGTGTGAAAGCATCAGCAAAGGCTGCTAAGATTGAAGAAGATGCTTTTAATAAGGATGTTTTGGATAATAAATCAGACGTAGTAGATCATATGCTAATCGAAGACCCTTCTCGCTATGAAGATCTATTAGCTTCCAAGGAATTAGAGGACATTGATGAAGAAGCACACGATTGAGCAACTAAATGAGCTTTTTACTGACGGTGAAAACTCTGATAGAGAATTATTCGCAGAACAAAGATCCAATGTCCTATTAATCGCTGGAGATCATTACACTAGAAAGGGTTCTCGGTACTGGAATCGGATTAGAGATAACAAAGATCTTAGCAATGACCAAAAACTTCGACTTACCAAGAATCACATAGGAAAAATTACAAAAACTTATCAGAACAACATCGTTGGACATAATCCTGGTGTAAATATAGTTCCAAAAAATGAAAAAGAGATTCAGGATAAGAAATCAGCAGAACTTAATAAGGCTGTTTGGGAGGATGCTTGGGAAAAGTACGATCTTGACGAACAGATTCAGACCTGGGCTAAAGATTTCGTGGATCTTGGGGAAGTTTTTGTAAAAATCACATGGAATCCCAATAAAGGAAGACTTCTTGGAGATATTCCAAAGTTAGACGAGCGAGGACAAGTAGTTATTAGTGAAGATGGTACTCCTGAGATAACCGGACAACAATATTCTGGGGCATTTGAGTTTGAAAGATTATTTTCTTTCAATATGGTTAGAAATGCTAACGCAAAATCTTCTGGAGATACAAATTTTTGGTGTCATCGCAAGATGGTTGATATTGATACTCTAAAAGCAATGGTTGGTCAGGATGAACAGAAGTTAAAGTTAATTTCTGAGACAGTAGATAAAACTTTTCTAGTATTTGATGGTGCTAATGGCACATATACTCGCTCACCAAAAGGTCAGGCGATGATCCGCGAGTACTACTTCAAGCCTTGTATGCAATATCCAGATGGGTATTTCTATATCACTACTGAGGGTGGAATTTTATTTGAAGACGTTCTACCATTCGGCATCTATCCAATTAAGTGTGCTGGATTTGATGATATCCAAACATCGGCTAGAGCCAGATCTATAGTAAAGCAACTTCGTCCATATCAAGCTGAGATTAATCGTTCTGCAAGTAAGATTGCTGAACACCAAGTTACCCTTGGGGATGATAAACTTCTAGTTCAGTCTGGTACTAAAGTTACAAATGGTGGAACACTTCCTGGAGTAAGAACACTTCAATACTCAGGACTTGCCCCAACAATTCTTCAGGGAAGATCTGGAGAGCAGTATCTTAACTATATGTCCTCTCAGATTTCTGAGATGTATCAGATATCTAACGTAGCAGAAGATTCTCAGGAAGATGATAAAGTAAATGCAGATCCATATGGTTCTTTGTTTGCTTCACTTAAGAACAAAAAGAAATTTAAGATCTATTCCAATAAATTTGAAAAGTTCTTAACAAATATTGCGGAACTTTATTTGGAACTAGCAAGACACTATATTCCAGATGACGAACTTATCCCAGCAGTTGGACGAAGCGAAGCAATTAATATTGCTGAGTTTAAAAATGCAGAACCAATGGGCTATCAGATAAAAGTTATTGCCCAATCCCACGACATAGAAGAAATGTGGGGAAAGCAACTTCTTATTAATCATACGATGCAATACAATGGCAATAAACTTGATCGTCAAGATATTGGAAGATTGATTCGTGCAAGTCCATTTGGAAATATGACTGAGATCTTTGAAGATTTCACAATGGATTATGATATTGCCACAAATCTTTTACTTGCACTTGATCGTGGTGAAAACCCTGGTGTTGGAAAATATGACGATAATACTTATATGATTCGTCGTCTAACTTCTAGGATGAGATCTTCCGACTTTAGACTTCTAGATCCAGATATTCAACACAACTATGATATGTACGTTTCTCAATATGAACAACTTGAAGCAGATAAACAGCGTCAGATTTTAGCAGCCCAGTCGGAATATATTCCAACTGAAGGCGCTCTTGTAAAAGCTGATTATTATGTCTCAACTCCTGACGGAAAATCACAGCGTGTTGTGATTCCAGCCAGAGCTTTGGAATGGTTAGTCCAAAGACTTGCCGATCAGGGAACTTCAATGAATCAAATGTCTGCGCTTCCCACCCAAGCACAGGCAGATACTATGGGACAAGTTGTTCAGGGTGGAACAACCGGAATGGATTTAAGTGCTGGCAAGGAAGCTGGCAAAATAAACCAACAGGCTGCGGAGATTCAGGGAAGACCGACGCAGAGTGTCCCGCCTAACATGGGTTAATGTTAATAGGAGATATGATCGTGGAATCTACTGCCGCTGAGTCAAGCAATACTCAGGAAACAACTGCCGCTGGGTCAAGCAATACACAGCAAACCGTTACTGCCGCTGCGCCAAGCAATGCGCAGACATCTGCCCCTTCTCAACAATCTGGCGCTGCTACAGGTGAAACTGTTTCCGCTCCTACTTGGACACCCAATTGGAAGTTCAAGGCATCTGGTAAGGAACTAGAAGTTGACGAATACTTCAGACCTTTCATTAAAGATCAGGATTCGGAAAAGCGTTTTAAAGACGTTTTCACCAAAGCCTATGCTCTTGATGGAATGAAGTCTCAGTATCAGAAACAAATGGAATCTTACAATTCTCTACGAAGTGAATTTGAGCCTATTAAAAATAGTCTTGCAGAAGTCGGACAATATCTTCAAAAAGGTGACATTGGTAGTTTTGCTAAGGCTTTTGGCCTTAATGACGAACAACTATTCAAGTATGTTGAGAAAAAACTTGAAGAAATGCAACTTCCACCCGAGCAACGTCAAGCGATGGAGAACGCAAGACGTATCGAGTATGAGAAGATGCAGATTGAAAAGCAACATCAGCAGATGCAACAACAGCATCAACAGCAAAGTGTGGAATATCGCACATTGCAGCTTGAGACTGTTATGAATCGTCCCGAGATTTCTAATTATGGAAAATCTTGGGATGCGAAAATGGGGGAAGGAAGCTTTCGAGCTTTAGTTATTGATGAAGCCTCTTCTTATTTCCATCAGACAGGTATTGATCTTAGCCCTGAACAAGCTATCACTCATACCTTGAAAAAATTTGGTGGGTGGCTTGGAGCTGGAAGTGCTCCTGCTGGAGAAGCAACAATGACTGACTCACAAGTGCCAGGTGGTCAAATGGAAGGATCGCAAGTCCAACCTAAGATGACTAAACAAGGCGTTCCTGTCATTCCTCATGTAACGGGTAAAGGTGCCTCACCCGTCAAGAAGGCAATAACAAGTATGGATGATCTAATGCAGCGAAGAAGTGCTGTGTTAGCAAGAGAATAATTTAGGAGTATAAAATGGGTTCTTTACGTGAGTTTAATGACATGCTCAATGAATACTTGGCAGTTGACCTGCTGAGGGCTGAGCTTGTTAAAAATATGTATTCGTTTGAACAGATGAATAAAGATGACAGTTGGAAAGGCGGAGCAATCCCAATTCCTTTCGAGGGTCAATCGGCTTCGTCTGTTGAGTTTGGTCAACTTCCTGCGACCACAGATATTTCGAGCTTTAAATATAAGCGCGGATATTTGCAACAATCTGACATGACCGAAGTTTGGGGTTCCCTGAAATTTCGTCATCGTGACTTGATCGAGCATGACGGTAAAGTGAATGAGAAATCATTCCTACGTATGCTTCCTGGTCAAATCAATGATTTCATCACCTATTTCAAAACAGCAATTGCTGTGAACCTGCTTGCAGGTCCTCACTTTGCTACTTTGACTGTTGATGGAACAGTTGGTGGAGTGATCGAAGTTGATAAAGTTAATCGCTTTCAACTAGATCAAAAAGTTGTACTTGATGATGGCAACTCGATTCCTTCTACCTTTTATGTAGTTGGTATTGATATCAATGGTGGAACACTTAAAAAAGGTGCTATTACACTTTCTGGAACTCGCGGTGGTGTAGCTGGTACAGCAGATCCAGTGACAACTTTGCAAGCTAATGCTTACACTGTTGCTCAATCTGCAAAAGTATATCATCCAGGTGCTCAAGCTAATTCTTTCAACTCTGTTGGAAATCAAATTTTGGCTGCTGCAAATGGTGGTTCTGCCACTCTTTATGGCTTTACCAAAACTGCATATCCATTTTTGCAAGCTGTTCAAACGGATGGTTCTGCAATTTCCAGCGGTGCAACTTTGATTGCTGCGATTTTCGATGGCTATACCCGTCGTCAAATCCTTGGCAAGCCAAGTGCCTCGCTTGACGTAGTGATGAGCTACAAACTGTTTGGTTTGGTGCTGAAAGCTTTGGAAGCTTCTGGTAACACAGATACTTTTGCCAAAGGCCAATTCAACATCACTCCTGGAAGCCGTAAAGTATCTGTCTATGGCTGGCAACAAATCCAAATTGGATCTGTCACTGGTGATTTGATGACACTTACTGCTCTCCAAGAGATGGAAGATGACAGAGTGTACTATCTCGATTGGAGCGGATTCACGTTCTTCTCGAATGGTTTGATTCGTCGTCAAGAGGCTCCAGATGGTCAACAATACACAGTCGAGCGTAGCGTGACCGATGGTTTCGCTTACATCCTAGATCATTGTGTGTTTGGTCAAATGGTTTGTACTTCTCCTTGGAAGCAAGCCGTTCTGCACAGCATCCCACTGTCTCTATCATTGTAGTGTTTTTCTTGAGGGGGACTTCGGTCCCCTTCTTCTACTTCCAAGGAGACTGTCTTGCTTGATTTGATCCTAAAGGACATAACTGATATAAATATCAGAGAAAATTTCTTTAGGCTTACCAAGTTCCTAAATAGTCAGGTTTTATTTGATGGGAAGTTTGAATTTTTTGATATTGATATTCCACTAGTATCAACTTCCTATGAAATAAAGCATGGTCTAAAATTTATTCCAGTAGATATTATTCTTCTAAACGTAGAGGGAGATTTTAACTACTACTTTGAGTATCAAAACTTTACTCGTACTTCTATTTTTGTAACTACCTCTGGTCCAACTAGACTTAGATTTCTTGCTGGAAAACTTACAAAGCAAGGAAAGACTCTTAAAGAGCAATATCCTCTTGTACCACCTCTTATTCCAGCAACTCTTCCACCACCAACAGCTACATCAGTACCCAGACTCATAGAAACATTTGATACTACTACTGGCACAGCAGTAGGTGATTTGGTGCGGGTTACGGGTACAGATTTCGTAGAAAAAATCAGCGATAATACTGCTGCAACTATACCCAATGGTATTTTTGGAATTTGCTACTACAAACCTACGACTATTCGGGCGGATGTTCTTTTCATTGGTCTAGTGACTGGATTTTCTGGGTTTACTGCTGGCTCTCCTCTGTTTATATCAACTTCTGGTGTGCCAACTCATACCGTTCCCTTGACAGGAATGGTTCAACAGATAGGATTTGCTACTAGGGCAAATGAGTTCTTTTTGCAGATGATGCAACCGATGAGGAGATCGTAATGGCTAAGGAAAAAGAGATAAAAAAACTTTCCCCAGAGCATTATTGGGAATGGCGCACCACGATCACAGAAATGGAACTAGCCCAAAGCAAGCAAAGAGAATGTGAGATGGCACATAAACTACTTGGTAAAAATGCTGAGATGGAGTCGCTCAGATTCCAACTATACGCAAAAACTGGACTAGAACTAGCAAAACAAAAGTCCAAAGAATCCATTGAAGAATATAATCGTTACAAAAAGACACTCGAAGAGAAGTATAATGTATCATTGAACGAAAAAGTCATTGATGACTTTACCTATGAAATAAAAGACTTACCTAAACACGATTTACCCAAGGAGGGATAAATGGCACAGGTGAAATTGCTGAAGATTGCGTCTGACGGAGTACCTCTGGAGTTTAACTCCACGTCAGATGATATTACTTTGAACTCGTTTACGGTTCAAGGTGGTGGGCCTGTTTTGAGCGGTACGGGACTTGATCTGAATAACCAAGATCTGTCAGATACGAAGAATTTACTTTTCAATGCTCCTTCTACTGGCTACATTAACGCTACTGCTGGAAACCTAATTATTGATGATTTGATGGCGAAAGAGCGCAGTAACGTAATGACAACTGCTGGGGATGTTTTGTTTCCAACAATTACTGACGTTGCTGGAGAAGTAGATGCGTTTAGACTTCCCCAATTGGCGGGCGCACCAACGGCAACACCAACTGCTTCTGGAGAGGGATTTATTGTCTGGGATTCTACCAATAAAACAATCTATGCCTGGAATGGTACAGTTTGGGATGATATTGGAACTGCTGTAAGTGCTGAAAATATTATCAATAGTTATACAGCAGCAGTAACACTTGCCGCTAGAGATGCAGTTTATATCTCAGCAGCAGACAGTGTTTCTAAAGCTCTTGGGGATGCAACATCTAAAGCATATTGCATTGGATTTGCTTCTGCTGGTGCAGTAGCAACAAATCCTGTTAACATTAAGTCTCAAGGTGTTCTAACGGGATTCACGGGCCTTACAGCAGCGTCCAGATATTATCTTGATACTTCGACTGCTGGAGCAATTACTTCTACGATTCCAACTGGAACGGGGAACACAATTGTTCAAGTTGGTTATGCCAAAAGCACAACTGCTCTAGACATTCAAATCTTGCAGTTAGGTCGTAGAGCGTAATGGCTGTCGATAAGGTTAAACCCTTAAAGATAGAAAGTCCTGCGCTGGGTGGAACTCAAACAGATCCTTTTCCTGTTGAGACGAATCCAGCTCAGGATTATTTAGCTGCTAAGGGTTTAGCTTTAGATAATACTGATACGAGATTGATTGATACTGATACGAATGGGGAAGCATCTTTTAGGGATGACTACCAACAAGAACAGACTTCGTTTTCAAGTCTTAGGCACTCAACTCATTTTATTCCAATTGATACTGCTTGTAGAATAAAAACAAATCGTCATATGCTTTGTTATGGTTTGGAAATTGAGGGTCAATTAACAATTGATGGAGCATTGGTGATGGTATGAGTATAAATCGAACAATAATTCTAAAGACTAGAACTTCTCCACCGGAAACAGTTCTTTCTGGAGAGGCTTGGTTATTTTTAGATGGAAATTCACTTAAATATAAAGATGATACCCAAACGACATATATTCTTTCCACTGGTGTAACTCCAGAAGAAGTACAAGATATTGTTGGTGCTTTTATTAGTTCAGCCAATAATCGTCTAACGGTTACATATAATGATCCGGCAAATACTTTGGTATTTACTCTGAACGAAGCAAACATCGACCATAATGCTTTGACAAATTATGTAGCTAACAAACATATCGACCACTCAGCAGTCTCTATTTCTCCTGGTACTGGCCTTAGTGGTGGTGGAGATTTAACTGCGACAAGAACTTTGACGTTAGCAAATACAGCAGTTACCCCGGCATCATATGGGTCCGCATCAAGTGTTGCTACATTTACAGTTGATGCTCAAGGAAGATTGACTGCGGCGGCATCAACGGCAATTGCGATTGTTGCTTCAGCAATTTCGGATTTTGCGACAACCGTTAGGGCCACCGTTCTTACTGGTCTTAGTGTTGCAACAGCAACGGCTGTGGTGGCCACTGATTCTATTCTAGTAGCAATTGGAAAAATTCAAGGCCAATTAAATTTGATGGTGTTTGGAGACGAGTACACTTTTTATAGTTCTGAAGCTAGATCAACCACAACATCTAGTTCATATCAGACAAAGTTAAGTGCCGCATTTACAACCACAACAACAGGAACATTTAGGATTGCGTTTACAGCAAAGGTTGATGTATCAAGTGGAAATCAGGTGTCTGTTAGATTGCAAAACACGACTGACAATACAACTGTGGCTGAATACATTATTGAGACAACAAATACATCAAATAGGTTCCCAACTTCATATTTTGACACTATTGCTTTAACCGGAGCAGGAAAAACATTTGAAGTGCAATATCATTCGTCTAGTGGAGCAACCGCTGGCATTTCTAACACGCATATTGAAATATATCGGGTGAGCTAATGATTTACGAATATATAAAAACAGTTGAACCATCGAAATTGCAGGGTGAGTTAATAGACCAAGCATTGCCGGTGATCGGGATTTCTACTGAAGGAACCGCTGTTAAGATTGAAACATCTTCAATGCTTTCAGATATAGATAAAACCAAAATGGATGCTTATGTCTATGCCCACAATCCAGTTGATATGACTGTCTATGTCGCTGAGAAGATAATCAACGCTATGCAATTCGGACGCAAAATCATGGCAGAGTATGGTGCATCCAATGTTCTTGCGGGATTGACTGTTGATCAGGTGAAATCTGTTATGCAGACATTATCAGGTGTTCAGGCGGCAATTCTAACTGGCTCACTATATGTTGCTCTTGATGAAATTGCGGCAATTACTCCTGATGGAACTTTAATCACACAGGCAAAACTAGATAAATTCAAACATAAAATTCAAGATTATTTACAGATACCGAGGACGTGATGGACTATAAAAAACTAACGATGCTGGTAATTGGTGGGGCAGTAGTTCTGCTTGGTGGGTATGACGTTTGGGTTTTAACCACTAGTGGACTAGAGGCCAGCATTTCCTACACAATCTGGACCAGAGCCAAGGAATACCCAGTCAGTTCCTTTGCTATGGGCTTTCTGATGGGACATTTATTCTGGCAGATGAAAAAGAGCTAGACTGGGATTTTTAAGGTGATTTGATACACTTATAAGGGCGGTAAATATGGTTCTTGAAAACGCAGCTTCCTATCATATTCAGGGCGCACAGACAAACGCGATTAAGACAAAATCCTTCTATGATTTGTCCAATAGACTTCAATATTTTGTTGTTGCTCCAAAACATGCCAAAGACGGAGATATGTGCCAAGTAACAAAATACACATATGTTGCTGCTTCTTCTAGGGTAGATGCTTCTGTTGAATATGTAGATATTTGGCAGTCGGCCTGGGATATAACTGAGGACGTGCTTCCATGAGCGTTTATGAAAAATCTCGCTGGGCAGTATTTTCCCAGCACCAACATCCATACAGGCATGATCTATCAGAGTTTTTTTACTCCAACCCTCGATTACCAGCAGGATTTTCTTCAGTATCAGATTCACTTGACTACATCATGGCAGTTCTTTATCCAAATTATAAAGCTACAGTTGCTACTCCAGCAGATCTTCCATTAGTAGCAACAAACAATGACTATTACTTTGTTACTGATGACGGAGATGGAAAATCGGCTGGTTATGTTTACACAGTATTAGACGGTGTGAGTCAATGGATCAAGCGTTATGACGTTGATTGGTCCCTTGAGGGCATACTTGCTGAGACGGTAAATCGTACTCAGTATATGTATGTCCATAAGTATGGTTTCGACGACCACGATGCCTTAGGCGTACCGCTTGTCGGCGTACTCGCTGGACAGCAGATATTTGGTGGAACGCTAACCAATACCAACTTAACTCTCAACGCTAACAGTTTTGACGATACCGGATATGTTCAAACAGTAAATCACTTCAGACCAACCACTGATAACTTGATTGATCTTGGTACGGGCGCACTCCAATTTAGAAGTTTGAAACTTGGAACAGATGCAACGATTTCTACTCTTTTACTTGCTACTGGAAGCATAACGGATTCAACAGGGAGTATTTCCTTTGGGAACGAAAATCTCTCAACTACAGGTACTTTTGCTTCTGGGACTATTACAGTTTCTACTGCTCTTGTTCTTGCTGCTGGGAGCATAACAGATGTTAGCGGTGCAATCAGTTTTGATAACGAAAATCTTTCCACTACGGGAACAATAACGGGAGATATTGGCTATTTTGTAACTCGCGTTGAAGTTGGTCCACTTGCTGGAAATGCTTTACTCTTAGCTCCTGGTAGTATCACAGATGAGTCTGGAGATATTAGCTTTGGAAATGAAAATCTTTCTACAACTGGAACATTAGGTGCTGGAGATACAACTGTAACAAAACTTACAGTTGATAATATTGAAATCAACGGAAACACGATCCAAGTACCAGCGGCTCTAAATTTGAATGGTACTTTAATTATTTCAGCAAACGGTACTGGGATTATTGATCTTCAAAGTCCACTACAGACTCTAGGTCAGACTGTTACTGGTACAGTTGGAATAACGGGCCAATTAAATATTGATAATCTTAGACTTGATGGAAACGTACTAAGTTCTACTTCAGGTAATATTACAATTACTTCTGCTGGAATTTTTGAAACAAGTAATACTTTTCAACCAGCAGCAGATGGAACCTTGGATCTTGGCACAATTGCGAAAAGATTTAACGATCTATTCATTGATGGAAGTATCTCAGATGGTACGACTTCAATCTCTCAAGCAACACTTCAGAGCTTGCGCAATATAAACGTGGGTGATGGTCCTGGAATGGCTAATGGGATGACGCTATTTTGGAATAGCGTATCTTCTACGTGGGAAGCCTCTATTCCAAATTCTGAAATTACTCATGGAAACATTAGTGGATTAAGCGCAGATGACCACGCCCAATATATGCTTCTTGCTGGCAGGGCATTAGGACAAGCATTAATTGGTGGGACTGGTGCTAGTGAGACTCTTTCTCTTGAGAGTACAGCTCATGCTACTAAGGGAACGATTATCTTTAAAGATACTCTTCGTCCTGGTACAGACGCTTCTTATTCTGGTGGATGGCAGGGAATTGATCTTGGAAGTAGTTCTTTCTATTTGAAAGATATTTACTCGAAAGGTATTCACTATGGACTCAGACTACAGAACTCGGCTGGTCAGAGTTTTAACGCTAATAATGTTGGTAGGATCTTGTGGAACTCCACGACGAACAAAGCATTAGTAGATATTGGAACAGAACTTAAGGAAGTTACCAAGTCTGTTTGGAAGTCCACGGTTGCTTTTGTTGCAGTAACATTTGTAGACACAGACGTTTCAGCTAAAATTTCTGATGCAAGAAACGCTATCTGGCAAGTCAGAGACGATGCTACCAACAAGATTGCTTATCTTGACGTTGAAGTAACTTCAGCATCAAATGTTAGAATCACTTTGAATGAATCTTATACAGGAACCTTTACCTTGCTTGGGATCGAATAGGAGTTAAAAATGAAACTGTTTGGACAACTAGAAAAAGCACAGCTAGAAAATATTGCTGGTGCAGCAAGTCCTTTATCAACTGGAAGATTGTGGTTAGATACAACTTCTAAAAAACTAAGTTTTTACGATGGAGCTGCTACTCAAGGCGTGTTAAACGACCCGCTAACCACTGAGGGAGATCTTCTAACTAGATCTGCAACTGCTCCAACAAGACTTCCAATTGGAACAACTGGACAAGTTTTAACTGTAGATACTGCAATCAGTGGAAAAGTAAAGTGGGCCACTCCAACAGCTACACCGCTTACAACAAAAGGTGATCTTTTTACTTTTGATACTGCAAATCAAAGATTAGCTTATCCAGCAGCTAATGATTATTTGCTTACTACCGATACAGCGCAAGCAACTGGACTAAAATATATAAAGACATTTCAACCAATTAAAATTACTTCAAAGTCTGCCTCGTTTAATGATTATGATAATGATTCTGACCTTTATCTTCTGTCTTCTTCTGGAACAGTTACTATCGGCGGTGCAGTATCTAGAAAACTTGTTACATATAAATTAGTTTCTGGTGGTCCTTGGAATTTTAGCTGGTCTGGTGGACCAAACATCGTTGGGTTTAATTCTGGCTCAGGAACAAATGCATTGGTTTTAGCTACACCAGGAGATTTTGTTACACTTCTTTATGACGGTGGTACTGATTACCATGTAATGGATTGGAGAATTAGATCAAACTGTTATTATAAAAACAATAATACACAGGTTATTACTTCAGCGGATACCGTAAAAACATTTGATAGTGCCGGTGCTGGATTAAAAATTGATGACGTTTTAGGACAATACAATACTGGAACATACACATATACAGCTAAATATAGCGGCACTCATGTTATAAATGTTGCGCTATTTTTAACTGGAGCAACGTCACAACCTAATAATTTCTTTATTAGAACCAATGGTGCTGCAATTTATGCGAGACTAAATCCTGTTTATGTGGCTGCAAACACTTATATTGTGTTTGGGCACACAACTACATATATAGTGGCTGGAGAAATTATTTATTTTACATTTGATGCTAGTGCTGCTGGATCAATTTATTCTGGTCAGAATGATTCTTGGTTTTCAATAACAAGAGTTGGACCATAAGATGCAAGAACCAAGACTCATTGAATTTATTTACAATGAACTCCAAGAGGTGAAGAAGGACGTAAAATCTCTTCTTCACTTCAAGTGGCAGGTTATTGGGATAGCGGTGGCTACCAGTAGTATTGTAAGTGGAATCGTGAGTCTTATCTTTATGTATATGGAGCTTAAGAAATGAGAGAGATTGAAAAGATCTTCATTCATTGTTCAGATTCTCCAGACCCAAGTACCATTGGCCTTAAGGACATAAATGAGTGGCATGAGGCGAGGGGCTTTAAGTCCAAGAGTGGAATTTTCTGTGGATATCATTACGTGATTAAGCAGGACGGAACTTTAGAGGTTGGCAGACCAGAGGAAGAAGTAGGAGCACATGTTTATGGGTTCAACGCAAACAGTATCGGGATCTGCTTGGCTGGACGGAAGTTATTTACGCCCGTACAATTAGACACGCTATTTCTACTGCTCGAAGGTCTAATGAAGAAATATAATCTTCCAGTTGGGGCAATTTTAGGGCACTATGAAATGAACCCACACAAAACATGTCCCAATATTCAGATGAATAGTTTTCGAGAAAAGTTAAACGATTATTTACTCAAGGAGGAGTAGAATGGCAGATGCACTAGTGGTTATTGC